GCCTAGGTGGTGCCCTTTGTTGCTTAGGGTCCGGCGTAGGCTCCGGCGTGATGCCGGGCAGGCGGAACAAGGGGGTAAATTTACCCCGTTGCTCAGAGCTTCAGACGGCGCAAGCGCGCCTCAAACAGTGAAAGATCCTCGCTGCGCTCAACCTCCGGGGCGGATTCCTCCGGCCGGTCGGCGAGCATGTCGGCAAGGTCGGGAACGGAGCGGATCAGTTCCGCCAGTCGCTCACGATTCAGGCTGCCGTCAGTCAGCGCGCTCCGCAGCGCGGTAAGCCCCGCTGTGTGAGGGTTCGCGCCGTAGTTGACAATGCTGACGTCGCCCTTGTTCATGTTGACTTCAGTGATATCGCGCTGTGTGTAGTCCGGCGACCACTCTTGCCGGGTGACCCGGAACGCGAAACTCATTTCGTCAAGGTCGCCGCGCTCCATAGCTGAGCGGATATCGCGAACCTGCCCGTTGCCGGGATCAAGGTCAGCCTCAACGTGAAGCCCCGTAGAGTCCTCGCTGAGTCGCATGGTGCCGGACTTGGTACGCGCCAGCGTCATTCCGTCGTGGTTCAACTTGAACGGGACGTCAGCGCCCTCAGCTAGCGTCTTACTGAATGCACCCCGGCGGACAACCTCTGTGTAGTCGCCTAGCCAGTCCTGCATTTCGTACGGCGTCTCTGTCACGCTGGCATAGCCAGTGAAGCGCAGCGCTCCCCCGGATATCTCGCGCAGCTCCATACCCTCAAACGGGCGGGAACGGTTTTCCCGGACGTTGCGCCGGTCGGCACGGCTCAGAAAATCGGTCACTAAAGCACAGCTCCCAACGCGTCAGACTTGGCCGGAGACGGCGAAGCTTCGTTGTCTTTCATCTTTGGTGCCGACGAATTCAGCGGCATGGCGATATCGTCTCCGCCATCGATCGGCGCGTAATTCTCAAGCGCACGGATCTCATTGACCGTCATGATTCCGGTACTCCGCGCTGCGGTATAAACCGCGTAACGGCCCGCTGTGTCGGTGCGAAGCAATGCGTCAGCGTTGAAACGGGCACTCTGAGGCTTGGGCAGCATGGCGCTAAACGCGTCTTCAAACCGGCCAAGCCAGGAACTCAGCGTGTAGGCGAGGAAGCCCAAGCCCTGTTGCTCAATGCCGGTTCCCCATGACGTGGTCTTGTCGACCTGCCCCAGCATGTGAGGCGGAACGCCAAAGATCATGGCTATGTCGAGATTCTGAGCCGCCCTGGTGCCCAAGAACTGAGCATCTTCCGGCGACACGCTGATTGGCTTCCACTTGGCTCCGCCGGAGAGAACGCCCACCGTGTGAGAGTTCTTCAGGCCGGAGTGCGAGGCACTGAAATTTTCCTTGATCTGCCGGGCACGCCCAACATCAAGGTCAGCGTCGATTTCGACCACGCCAGTCATGTGCGCGCCCTCGCCGAAGAACCGCGCTCCGAACTCTTCAGCCGCCAGCCCAAGGCCAATCGACTGACGGGCGTACGCAATCACGCTCATGCCGGTGGGCGCCTCAGGCATTCCCATGCCCATGATGTGTACGACGTCCTCGCGATCAACCGGCTTCCGGTCAATCTTGTAAGTGCGCTGGCCGTACGCGTCGAACTCCACAGACACACGGTCGGGGTGCAGCACGCGGAGCCGCTGAGGGCGCCCGTAGCTGTCGCGCGCCAACACAAGGCAGTAGGCGTTACCGCGCAGCAGTAGGGACACCATCATCTGAACAAAGCCTTGGCGCCGTGTCGGCAAGCCAGCCGTGGCGGTTCCGCCGAACGGGTCAGCCACGATGGCCGGAGCCGGTTCGATCGTTTCCCGGATCTCACCCTTGGCCCGGACGGCATCAAACGGAAGCCCTGAAACGGCGTCGGAGAGGAGACGAACGCACGCGGCGACCGCAAGTAGCTGCATGGCGGTTTCGTCCGTCACAGGCACGCCTGAGGCCGTGTACGCAGCAAGCGAGCCGTTCGTAGGGATGACCCAAGGGTCACCACCACCAGACGGGGCATAGAAACGCTTTTCAGCGCGAGAAAAGACGCCCATTACTCATCAACCGCCCAACCCACCACCAGAATGAGCGCGCCCAGCGCTGCCAGTCCGGCCGTGGTATTCCAGCGCCACGCGGCATCCACCAGGACACCGGCACCGACTAGGCCAAGCACGTTGGCGGCCAGTGAACGGGACAGCTTCCCCGCTAGCTTTCTCAACGGGTTTCCCCCTAAAGGTCAGCCCAAGAAAAGAACTGGGGCACGGGTACGGTTTCCGGTTCCTGACACGCACGCTCAAGCGCCATGACAGCGGAAACGGCAAGGTCGATTTTTCGGGGCGAACCCTTGGCGTCCTTGCTCAGGCGTGAGCCGCGCGAGTCGGTACGGAGAATGCAGTTAGACAGGTGACGCGCTAGGCGAGGGTCGCCGGAGTGCGTGAGCGTCTTGTTCATGACGCTTTCGTAGAACCGCTGAGTGGCCGGGACCATGCGCGAGGGAGACTGAGGGAATTCCACAATCGGCAGACCCTCAGACTCAAGAATCTGATAGGTACGTGCCCAGCGGAACGGGTCACAGACAATCTCGCGAACCTGCCAGCGTCGGCAAGCCTTCCTGATCTCTTCCTCAACGCTGAAGATGTCTACGGCCCAACCGTTGTCAGCGTCCGTAGGCTTTTCCCATGCGGCCACCACGTCGACAAAGGGCTTGTCATCCTCGCCAGCCGGGCAGGAAACCACGACCAGCGCCGTTGAGTCGTTGTTGAATGAGCCGTCAAAGCCCAAGACAACCTCAGCGCCATCCGGGATGACTCCGCCGGTCTGGCATTCGTCCCATGCGCCAGCGGGCAGCCATGCTTGAGCCGTCGACACCCATTGGTTAAGCCTCTTGGTCCTGTACTCCGCCTCAGGCGTACGCAGAACCGAGGAATGGAAATCTTCCTCAGAGACAATGTCGTTGTACCCAGGGTTGGCGGCTGCCCACACTGCCGGGTCCCGGTGGTCGGCACCTTCCGGCGCTCCCCACCACTCAAGGTAGAAAGCCGGGTCTTGAATCTCGCCCCGGATGACACGCTCGCCGTACTGATACATGCCGTAACACAGCGAGTCGCCGCCCGTGCTGTCGCTCTTCACGCCAGCCGTGGTGATACCCACCATCATCGGTTCGACTCGCGCACCTGAGGCGAGGCTCATGACGTCCCATAGCTCACGGGTCGGCTGTGCGTGAACCTCATCCGCAATGGTTAGGTGCGGATTCAAGCCTTCCTTGGTGAACGCTTCAGCGGACAGCACGCGGTACACGGACCCGGTGGCCGGTAGCTCAATCGCGTCACGGTAGACGTTGAAAGAGTTCGCCATCTCTGGCGCCATCTCAATCATTTTCTTGGCCGTGCCGAAAACGATTCGCGCTTGTTCCTTGTCGGCAGCGATCGAATAGACCTCGCCACCCTTGGGACCGGAAACCAATCCGTAAATGGCCACAGCCGCACCGATGGCAGACTTGCCATTCTTTCGGGGCATGCCTATGAGCGCTTGCCGGTGCTTATACCGGCCATCCGGGCGCCTCGCCAGCAGACGGCCGAACGTGTCTCGCTGCCATGGACGGAACCTCAGCAACTCGCCGGAGGAACCGCCCACAGAGTCCTTGGTGATTCTCAGGAACGACTCACTGAAAGTCACGAATTGCGAACCGTCGCCACGCTTGACGTCAGCCGCCTTTACCGGCGTCAGCAGATACGGGGTAGGCAAGCTAACCCCCTATGCTAGTATTGCCGGTTATGGAAACCAAGGAATGCACCAAGTGCCACAAGCGAAAGCCGGTGGCCGAATTCGGAAAAGACAGCGGTAAAGCAGACGGCTTGAAATCCAATTGCAAGACGTGCGTCAAGGAAGCCGCCAAGCCGGAATCCCTGGAAACGATGCGCGCCAGAGAACTGCGGAAGTCGGCTAGGGCAGCCGGTATGAGCCTTGAGGACTACTTGGCGCACCGGGCCAAGCCGTGTGCCATCTGCGATGAATCCGGCGACGCCCTCAGTCCCTACAGCGGGAATAGCGAAACGGTCCTTGGCTGGATCTGCCGGAAGTGCAATCGGGGTCTTGGAAACTTCGGCCATGACCCGGAGCGCGTACGGCGAGCACTGGCGCTGTATGGGGGGTAAATTTACTCCCCTAGCGGGTCGCCTGTTTGGCTAGGAAGTCCTCAAACGCGTTACGCGCCTTAACCTCCGCCAGACCCATTCGCGTTCGGTCCGTCGGCGTGAGCCCCAGCGCGCTGAATAGCTTGGCTATCTCAGTCTCAATGGTGCTGAGCATGCCGACCAGCGGGTTGGGGTAGGCGTACATCTTGTCTGTGAAGAGAACAAGGTCAGACTTGGCGAGGGCGTTTTTCATCTGCTCTCGCCGGTCGACTTTCTCGCACAGCAATTCAAGGGTTGGCTTATCCGTCTCAGCGAGCCAGGCAGCGCCGGAGACGATACGCCGGTACATCTCTGCGCCAGCCTCGCCCAAGTGGACGGGTGCACTCTGAGTGACAGGGGCAACGGCTTGCGAGTCGGCAAGATCCTGCATGGGGCGCTGTCCGGGATTTCCCAGTTTTCGTTTACGCTCCGTAGGTACCGGCGGACGGCCAGCGGGCATGCTCGCCACCCCCGATTTCTGCATAAATATTCAGGTCCGAACCGTTTTCCGGCCGAAACCCCCCACCCCATAATTTCGCAGAGACGTTTGGGGCCA